GGGGCCTCTTGGAACTGTAAGTAGTCCTCCCTAGGACGTCCTTACTTTATGTCCCAATTAGCTTTAAAGTGCTAATTATAAATGACCGAATTAATAAGACCAATGGCTACGGTCATCCATTGGAATTGAGGTAACCAGCTTCAGCAGCTGGGTACTTGAGGTAGATAGCTCCCAACGCAAGAGGCGCAACTCTCTTTCACAACCTGGTCTCAGGCTATGTGGTAGCGTTGTTATTGAGGTATTTGCTCCTGACGCAAGTGACACAACCCACTTTCATAAGCTGACTAACCAGCTCATGCAGTAGCGTTTTTAAATAATTAATAAATAATCAAATAAATAAATAAATAAGTAAATAACGTCTATTAAATAAATATTACTAACCTATTTACAAGTTGGCTCCAGAGGTAAGTGTCGCCACCCACTTTCTGTGAAACACAGCTGTAACCTGTACTCCCTATATATTAGAAGAATTTCAGGCCTATCATCTGTAACACTTTGAGTCTTTTCAGTATAAAGGTCTTAATCGGGCCTGGAATGTACCTTTCCGCCCCTTCTATGAGTGGCGTCTTCTTTTTCCATTTGTCCAATTCCAATTCTTCATAGTGTTTTCCCACCCTAACACTGCCCCTTGACGGTTCGTATACAAAACCAGTCTTCTTTGCTATCAAGCGATCTGCATTCACGGGGCTCTGTCGGTTTAGGGTTCCAATCTTCACACAGTCCTCTATGATTCTTTTTGAGGTGTGCCTACTGTAAATCCCTAACAGTGACATTGATAAATTGCAACTTGCCAATTTTGAAAATTCAGTTTGTTTTAGTTGGCCCAATCGGTGTCCTATTACTTCCTTGTACGCCCCTAGTGGGTCTCCAGAGAAGGTGAATATTGTTCCTGATTTATCTGGGTCTTTTACTCCGATTGTTGCCATAACTAATAGGCAGATCCTTCTAACTATTGGGTTCCAGGAGTACATTAGGAGGAAACTAAACACAACAGCAAGTTCATAGGAACTGGTACCCCGCTCCCCTGCGGAGTCCAGCCTGGTACACATCTTTGCTAAGATGGTTGCCGTGTCTCTGCCTGGTAAATAACTAGTTGTGTTGTCATCCCACCTTACTTGTATAGGCGTGTGGGAGCAGAACTCTATGTCCTGGAACTTGTAGGCTAGCTTCAGTCCCATCTCTCCTACCAGTTTCTGTGGTTTCCCGGCTTCCATCAGTATTTGTGGCCCCATCGCAGCAAAGTTCTCTCCTAGGCGCCTCTCTGTAATTAGGAACCCATCGTCGCCACAGACGTGTATTTTTGCCACCCTTCGGAATGCCTTGTACGGGATGTCATTGGATTTGCAAAAAGCATATATCATTGTCAACACATTCAACATGCTATTTCCTGCACTGGTATCTGGCTGGCCACTTCCTCTCTGTCCTAGCCTGATGTAAACCTCCCCATCCTGGCACACGACTGGCACTTCTTTCATCTCCGCAGTCAATGTTTCAATAAATTTGTGGTATTTTGGTTTAAAGTAATACTTTTGGATTTCCGATATCAATTGTAAGTCCTCAGGTGTCACTTGTGTATCCCATGCTTTAGTGTCGAAACTGACTGCAACCGGGTCTCTCAGTTGTTTCCATTCATCAAAAACCTTATCAAACACTTTAAACAAAGGTGTCTTCCCCTCGTACCCGGGTATCACCACTGGTTTTTGCTTGACCCAATTGTACATAACTTTGGTTATTGCCAAACGCATTTTTGCTTCTGGGTATTGGATCACTCGTGGCTTTTTCTCTTCAACGAAATCTCCTTCCAGCCAGTCATCTACAACTGCTCTCTTCTCATTCTTAGGTATTGCTGTCTCATAGTAGTCTATAGGTCCCCCGGTTTTCATTACCTTGATAAGTTTCTCGACCCCTCTCCTGTCAGTGTCTATTATCTCACCCACATTCTTCTTTTCGAAATAGCCAGCTGCTCCTTTCCTGTTGATCCCCACCGTCAGTACATCCCAGCTGACTTCTTCGTAGGTATGTTTCAAATCTTTTACAGCGCACACCGAGTCAAATATTTCTTTCAGTTCCTTATGGAGGTCCCTATTCTGGGGGTTGGGCAGCTTATCAATCTTCTCTCTAATTGCTTGATGGAATTCTCTCTTGGACGTTTGAGCTCTGACGACTGGAAACTTCTCTGGCTTGATCCCCACAGCCAGCATTGTGCTCGTAATCTGTTTGTTGTAAATGTTGAATTCTTTCTTTCTGTAACCACGTGATCCCCCTACACTCCCAGGAGATACGAGATTCTTCAAGCCTAATTCCCCTTGTTTTTTAATTTTATTTAAGAGCCACTGATGTTTCTTCTTGCACACTCCAGGATTCTCTATTTTTAGGTTTTCCACCATATTCTTAAGTGATATATATGCTTCATATGGCAGGCATTTCTCTCTTTTTGCTGGTATAGTTCCTAGGTGCACCACAGGGGCTACTGGTTTCCAGTTTCCTCCGGCCAATTGTGTAGCCCCTACAAAATGGCAGCTCTTATACTCCTCCCTAGTGCATGGCCTGCAGCGTAACAGCAGTTCCTGGAACAGGGGTCTGAATGTGGGGGTTCTTTCACTCTCCCACCATGTACTGAGGTTCATTGTATACGTCTTCCCTACTTTATTTATTGTAGTGGTTGCCTTGGCACCAAGTTGTTCCGCTTGTGCCTTCAAGTGATTTAGATCCCCTAACAGATGGTATGTTTCACCACTTTTGGTTACATCCAAAAACATAGGTTTTTCAGATCCCAGCCATTCTGGTACCTCTATGTCTTCACTAAGCTTCTTTTCCAGCAGATATTGAGCCTCTCTCCTAGTCATGTTCTTTTTTACAGGCTTGGCCTTGGACAGGGCTTCCAGTGCCTTCCTGTCGAGGAAAGTCCCCTTGAAGTCAGCATGTTTGTAGATGTCCTCATGGTACTTCTCTCCTAGTACTATTATGATCAATTTCCCTTCCCTGGCCAAATTACGGGCTACTATTGCCGAATTTGTGTTGAGTTTCTTAATGTTCCTTGCAGTCTTTACTCTGTTGGACATTGCTTTGTCGGAAGAGCATATGAAGATGTATGGTTTACTGTCTTTATCTTCTATGTGCTCATTCAATGAATTCACATTCTTTGTGGGTCCCGGGAAACAGCCTTCTTTGAATCCTATCTTTATTACATTTGTATTGACCAGTTTAGTATAGATCTTCTCCACTACTTGAAAGACGGTTCCTGATGAACTGGATTGTTGATTTACGCCCACTTTTGTGATGTCCACGTCCCCTGTTTCCACGATCACACTGGGGCCTTCGAGGGGATCCTCCTCGTATGGTTTCGGGTATGACTCTCTCTCCAAGCTTGGTTTTGTGGCCCCCACATCTTCGATGATTGCCATGTAGTTAATCCAGGTGTCGCCATCCAAGGTCTCAGGTATGACGCCTTCTTGCAATTCATTCATTCTGCACACCTGCACCAGCTTTTGGATGTGGGTTAAGTTTAGATTGGTCGTATACGCGATCCCTTTCTTGCATCTTATAAATTTCAGGCCTTCTTTTGTAATCGTGACGGATGACCTCTTCACCAGTGCTTTGTAGTTTGGCTGGGTTCCCAGATATGCTTCTTGGTACCCTATGCCCTGGTAATCTGTAAATATCTTCGTCACTGCCTGGAATGGCACTTGCCAGTTGTCAGTGGCGAGTATCTTGTTGTGGTCATAATGCATCTGGATTGTCACCCCCCTTACCAGGATTTCGCCAACCCCCTCTCTTTTTACCACTGGGAGAACTGGCTCTCCAGCTGAGTAATAACTTGCAACTCTTGGGTTTGCCAGGGCGTTAGTCCCCCTGTTGAAGCAGAACTCAGGGCCTTCTTCTTCCAAAGTCTCCCAGGTGACTGGGTCGATGACAGTTTTTACCACTCTCCTCCGGTACCCACATGCACAATTTATCTCGTAATAATCAAAATTTAAATGTGGCCATCCAATTCTGTTGTCTCTTGTGAATCTCGTGCAAGAGAATGGAGCTGGCAGCAAGGATTTGATTAATGACTTGGTGGTGTTTCTGAGTATTTTAGTCAATTTTTCAATGAGCTTCCTGATTGCATCCACTAAATAATTTGAGCTCAAATCCCTCCACTTGGAATCCTTGTCTAGTCCCAACAGTTCTAAACCCTCGAATATTGTCAGCACGAATATGTTCCTCCCCGCTGTCTTATCTGCTATCTGGGAGGCGTTCCAACCTTTGTAGAACATGGCATATAGGTGGTATATTAGCCTTATTGGATTACCTGCTGTCTGGATTGCTTCAAATACTGCCATTATTATTTTTTCTGGGTTCTCTTTTACCAGCTCGTCTGTCGCTGCCTGGTCTAGAAAGTTTTTCACAAATACCTTCATCAACAGGGTCCTCTTTGCCTCGCTGCTCTCGATCGCATTGTGTGCAGCTATGGCACCGACTCCCAATGCCACCGCAATGGCCACTGATATTGGATTCTGATTCATAATTTCCATACCTGAGCTCACTGCTAACCCAGCCAGTCCTTGACTAGAGCCTTTCTTAATGGAGAGGTAGGTCCTGTAGATGGTTGTTGACAGTATTACTAAGCTCTCTAATTTAGTAGGCACAAATATTTTTAGTGCAGCCCCTGCATATGGTAGGTAGTTCAATGCTGGCATTACTAAGCCTTCAAGTGTTGACTTATTAAAATTTTTAAATGTGTAATTGGCCAGAGCTGACACGAACAGGGCTCCTACGAACTTCCTTCCATCATCTTGGGTGTCTTTGTCACCTTTGAAATCTGGTTTGTTGATCAGATAATATACCACCAAGTCTACAGCAGCTTGTTTCACCATTCCAGGCAGCCCTTCGCTGGAAAATGCTATCCACTTGATGATCAATGAAGCGAAGGCAGTTTCGTGCCCCAATCTCTCTTTGATACTATTGTACAGAGAGGTATGGACCCCCCACAATCCATATTTCTTTATGTCACTACTGTGTTCTGACAGATAGGCCAAAAATTTTTCTAAAAGACCGGGTGACTTCTCTTGGACTTGCTTGTAAATTTTTGTGTCGGGGAGCTTCTCAACCTGTGATTTTACGAATTCAAAGGCGTCTTTGACATAACTTTTTCCGCTTTCCAGGGCTTCTTTCAGTTCGTGTGCCGACAGGTCTTTCAGCTCCACTGTCTCGGTGTTTTGCAGTTCATCTGGTGAATACTGGAGGTGGGTGGTGTCCTCAAGTTTTTCATCTTCAATTGTATATATGTCAGTCACTATTGGTATGTGTCTTTTCACCAGAGCCTCGTAACCGACCCAACCTAGCAGAGCCACTAGCAGGGCTGTTTCCCCTGCCGAAAGCCCCGATAACTTGTTGAGGGCGTCCTCTGTTTCTATGGCCGAGGCTGTTGACACTGCGGGCCATTTCAGGTTCAGGAGGTCCACTGCTAGGTCTTCATCTTCCGTGGCATACAGATAAATCGGGGGGTCGTTATCCAGCTTCCGACACATCATCAGTTCATAGGTCTCATAAGCATCGGTCACCTCTCCACCCTTCACTTTCGGGAACAGCACTGGGACGGGGGTTTCTATGCTATTGTAAGCTAATTGAATTGGTTCTGGGTGTGTGGTCCTGGTCATCAAATTCTTTGTGACTGTTGGCAGATCTTTGGATATGAGTAGGGTATTTAATACCTCCAATTGTGTTATTCTCAGTGGGTCTTCCTCATAGAGTGCCCAGTCATAGTTCATCTCCCTGAATGATTTGGTGATGTTGATAGCATCCTGGAGCCCATAACGTTGTGCCTGCAGCAGGTCATAGTGATAATCTCTCTCTCCACCTGCATTTTCAGGCCCTCTTAGGTATCTCCCTGGTTTGACTCTACCTACTCTTCCCTTCCTCTGGGCTTGCTCCCCTGTGGTGATGGCCATTCTTTTTAGGCCTGTTATTATGTATGGAGCCTTGTTCTCTATTCTCACCCTCTTTTCACACTTCATCCCTGTGTCAATTACTGTGTCTAGGTCTGGTAATGTCACCCCTGACTCTATTGCATTGGTGGCTATTATGATGTACGGGGATTTTGATGTTATGGTGCGCAGCGAGCTTGGGTCTTCACCACTAAAGTAATACCCAGCGTTGTAGCCCTGGGTGGTTAGTTTCTTAGCAGTGTCTGACGCCAACTTTTTTGTCGGAACAAACGTTAAGACATTCCCTTGTAGTTCCGATTTTGGTATTTTTAGTCCGGCTATGTCCAAATAATCCTCGCCTAGGTCTTCCCCTTTCATTACCTCTGGCACCACCACTTCTTCTATGGAGAATTTCTGGCCCACCTTTGACACAGCGCCTGCAGGGGTAGCTGTCATGGCCACCACTCTTAGGTCAGCACTGATCCTGTGTATTTTTGACATCACAGCCAATTGCTCTGGTGTTGCACAATGATATTCGTCCAGGAATATGTAGTTGTACTCCTTCATAGCTGCATCTAGCCGTGGCATGTCCATTTGACAAAAATAACCATATGAGGCATAAGTTATACCAGTTGCCATGTCTCCTTCTTTTAAGTCCCCTATCCTCAGGTTGAATGCTATGCTTGGATGCTTTGTTCTCATATAGTTATAAACCCCCTCTGCTGCTGCTCTCAGGGGGATTAGGACTAAAACCCTCTTGTGCCGCCCCACGGCTTCTATTAGCTTCCTTGGCAGTTCTGTTGTCTTCCCTGCCCCAGTTGCTAGCACCACCTGCTTGAACTCCCCTCTGTTCATGGTTTCCAGCTTCCTTACGACCGACTCCAGGTCACACTCTGTCGGTTTGGCTGCCTGGGTGCCAGACATTATAGTTGTTGGACTATCCTCTGCATTCTTGCCTGCTTTCACTCTGCCTACCACCCTTCCCGTAGCTGCCTCGAATATTGGTAGCCCTGACCAACCTTTAAGATTCCTCAAATTGTAGAAGGCTGGGGTTCCTTGGGCTGTCACACAGGTAAATTCTGGACCTGTTTTTCTGAGGTGTACCATAGCGCCCCTGGTGCCTGCTATGTTGACGGCTTCGGGATTTATTACATAGCAGCGTGCCCCTTCAGAGCAGCCTGAGTCAGTTTTAATGCCATACTCACATTCGTCTGTCAGCTTGTTTCTCTCTTGGCACTGCACCTTGGTTCTACCCATGGCATCATTGACGTACATGTCCAAGCCTGCTGTTACATGCATTACGCTGCTGATCCCTCCAGGGTGTGTATATGCCCACCCCGTTTCGAAACCCCTTTTAATTTTCAGTAATGATACAGGGAAGCGGGTTGGTGCCCGGGGGACTACGCCTCTTGGCATGAGCCCAAAGAAAGCCATAAGTTTATCAGGGATGGTGGGCCTGCAGCGTTCATGGTGCACTATCTTTTTGCAGACAGCTGGGCCCCTGATAATCCACCCCATGGACTCAAGGTCTTGTAATTCCATACCTAAGTTACCTACCAGTATATACTTGTTTTTTGTGGCCAGAATGGGTAAGTTCCTCAAGAAGAAGGCGCCCCTAGCTGTGTACGTGACTTCTCCTCTCTCCTCTCTGCGATATGCTTGCGTATTGTCTCCATCCACTAGATAGATCTTTTTGTAATATTTTTCTTCAAACTCAGCCAAGGTCATCCCGCACTTGATTCCTGTTCCTCTGTTTCCACACTTGGGACATACCCTCTTGGCTTCTATGTTCTGTTTTTCCTCACACACTGAGCATAGTATACTGTTGCTGTCTGCTGTCAGTGAGTGTGCTCTGACCACCAAGGCAACTTTTTGTAAGCCGAATATTTCCGTCTCTTCAAACCACTGCCTCATTGTGTCGTTCTGCACCTTGTGTTTTACCATGAGGTCTCTCACTCTTGAGGTTAAAACAAAGAATTTTTTGTATCTTGCTGCTTCCTTGTCATCAAAAACCCAATTTAGTTCTATCAGGGCCGCTACAAACCTACCTATAAGCCTCGTAGATCCCGCCACTTCTTTTGCAACTTTGATGTGTGTCCAATAAATGGATTCCAATAGCAGTTCGGCTAGGATTAGAGGCTTCCAAATGCTGCTGAAAGCTGTGAGAACTAGGGCCCTCAGGATAGTCAGATATGCGGTCCGGGTGAAATTGCTCTTGTTTTGTGAGGGGATCAAGTGTACCCCCTCTTTTGGGTCCACGAAGTCCTGATTGTACGGGGATAACCCTTGAGTGGCTATCCCGCTGTATTGGAAGCAGTCTTCTATGTCGTCTTTCTTCTTCTTTAGGTAATAGACTTTAATCAATTCATACCAAGGTAGTAGAACTAGCAACATCAGGATGTCCACCCATAAAGTTAAGTAGGACATTAGTATCGGGCCAGCCCTGATCACGTAGCTGGCGAGGTCTAGGTTGTTATTCACCAAGACAGTCAGAGAAACCAGGTAAGCTATGATCAATATTTTTGGACTGATGTATGTTAGTGGTATGGAAGGGGGTGTTATTTGTATGTTCCTGATCAACCAAAGGCACCTTATAAAGGTGACCATGCCCACCATACTGAGCACCAGAGCTACCCACTTGGTTTTTATGTGTATGTTGAATATGTAAATGGAAATGACCAACGAAATAACTGTGAAGAGCATCGGTATTTCATAATAATGTGTGTCTACATAGTCAGTGCTCTTTATGGAAAATGTCAACAGTAATGTCATAGCTGTGTGAAGGTCCCTTTCTTTTAGTGTGTGGTAAATTAGAAACAACAAAATGGCCACCACGTGTGCTTGCGTAGAACTGTCAGAGTTAACCTGTCCCTCTTCAGCTCTCACGATGCCTATTACGTACACCAATGTTGCGATGGCTGATTGGGCGGGATGCATTACCATCCAATGGAAAACCAAGGCCAAAGCCCTTCTAGCCTGCTGTCTTCTTATCAAGACCATCAGCAACAGAAAGCACACCATCACTTCCAGGTCTCTTGTCATCAGGATGTTACCTATCACTAGTGCTTCGGCCTGCAGCAATGTGTTCTGGTCTGCGCCCACTTGGTAGTGATTTAGCAACTCGTACGCAATTAGGATCCACAGCACTGCTCTACCCCCCAGTAATGCTACAACTATAATGGGGAAGTATCGTGTTACCCAATCCATCACGTGATCTTTTGCTGTCAGGTCAAACCAATACTGATAGCCACCTGAGGTTATGTACTGTTGGAAGAATTCATCCCTTGGCTCGTAGTACTTGTTGTTTAATGTGTAGCTCCATTTGAATGTACACGTTTTTGGATTAGGCGGTCCTTGAGATGAATATACTATTGGCTTGCAGGGCATCGGACCCAACTCATTACTGGTTTGTTCTACTTTTACTCTCGTGGAGCCAATGGTACACTCTACTTTTCCTGACCCGATGCGGACTCCTCCTACCTCACAAGGCACCTGCTTGTACCTGATTAGATAATTGGTGCCTCGCTTCGTGCAGTAACCAATTGGGTAGTCAGGTAAGTCAGTTGCTGAATTGAACTCATACCCACACCATTTGCACTTGGTCACACTGTCATCTTGACTGCCATTGATTATATCTCCTGCCACACATGTATCATGCCCCCATAGGTGCACGTTGCGCAAGTACCCGTCCACTACCTTAGTGTACGAGCAGTAGGGTTCTTCTTTGTATGGCTTATGTTTTCTGAAGGTGTATATGGTTTCAATTGCTAGTGTGTCTGGGCTTAAGAGATTGCATTCTATGTCACCTTGCCAGTTTTTTGGGCATGTTAGGGAGAACGCCGAACCTTGTATTGTGATTGGGTTAAACGGAACCTTGGGTTTTGGTAGTGGTGTAGCCCCGCAAGGGCAGAGGTATGCCCTTCCCTTTTCGCCCATCAGTGTCTCAGTCGGATGGTCTGCCGGGTCGTGTATTTTCTTGAACCAAGCACTGGTTGATAAGGACCTGGGGTGGTTGATTGCCAGGTACCTTACAGGTGCCTCTTTGCACCTAGGAGTCACCGAGAAAATGCCCTTGTTGCATATCACAGTTACTACCCCATCCGTTATTTTGACCCCGTCTGCCGCTTGGTACCATTGAGTCTTTAAGGCAGTTGGCCCTAGTAGGCTCATGGATGTGTTCCCGGCCAGAGCGTATTGCAGTTCGAAGTTGCATTCAAGACCCTGGGCTCCCCCTATTATTATGAGCCATGCTAGTGCTTGTATTGGTTGTCCTCTGAAGATCTTTATCAGGGCTGCCAAGAAGGCTACTGCTGTTGCCTCTGTCCACAAGCTCACAAGTTCCTCTATGGTCTTGACCACTAGGTCGGTTACAGTGGTCAGTCCGCTAATCACTGTTGTAATTTCTGCTGAGTAGGGCCACCACCTTGGCTTGACGCACACCAGCTGCCCTCCCAACCATATTGAATTAGGGACTACACTACTAACCTGCCTGTTCCTTGTTAGATTCAGCTTGTTGGTGTCAAGTGGGGTGTCCAATGTATGCACCTCTGCCTGAGGCAGCCAGTAGTGCAATACCAGATAGATTGTACTAGCAGTTTCTGGGGCAAAGTCGGATAAAGCCACTAAGCCCAGTACCATGAAATCTGCCAAGTGGTAGTCCAAGTTGGGTAACAGTTTTTTATTTTCCATTTCACTGATGTCAAATGTCCCTGGCCCAACTATCCTCGTGTTATCTGGCAGTCCAGCGGGGGTGCAGTTGTTGGTGTATATGATGTTGAAAACCCTCCTTGTCACATTGCAGTATGGTGTTGCTTCAGCTCCAAACACCTTCTTCTTAGTTTTCTCTAGCTTGTCTTGCAGCCACGACAGGGCCCTGTACCCACTAGATCTAATTTTTTCCGTGGCTTCTGTGAAATCATCCACCAGACCTTCTCCGAAATAGCTGAAATCTTTGCAGTTGGTATGGTCCAGAATCCTCATTAAGTCTTCTGGCTTCAGTTCATAGTTGCAAGGCCCAGTCCTCACCTCCCCTGAGAAAGAGAAGTTTACGTCCTTCTTACACCCTGTTAAAATCGTTGGTGTCATGCGGGCTTGAGTTACTATGTTTATCTGCTGTTCTGTGTCATACCTACATGTAACGGCACACTCTGTAAAGTTTTGGCCACTAGATAGAAGGGCTTGGGTCCTGTTCATAATGGCGACCCAGGGGTCTATATTGTACCAGTTACACCAGCCATGTTTGTTCCATTCGTGTCTTTGCAGCCTGCAACAGGTAAAATTAGTTTTTTCGCTGGCATCCAACATCCCCTCTATCCGTTTTAGCTCATAGTCAGTAGCCAGATGACCTGGGACCCCTTTGCAGATTCTTTCAGGCCAGATGCCGTGGAGGCTGCGCTTGATTTGTCTCTGATGCATCACTGAGTGCACATCTGTTGCGTTCTTGTCGTCCCACAAGTTCCACTGCGTCACATTGTTTGCTGTGGTCTGCTGAATCAATATTATTGCAATGACTGCCCAAGCTAGTAGCGCTTTTTCTAATTTCTTTCTAGATGCCTCCGGCTTGTTTTTATTGTGGTACAGGCCATCTGGTGTCTTTGGTTTTGCCTTCCCTTTCTTCCTTACTTGATATTTCTGTCCATCCACCACAATTGTAGCGTCTGGCGGTCTAGTTTTCTGATCAGCTTCCACTTCCTTAGGTTTTGTCACCATTTTACCCGGTGCCATTCGATCGTTTTGTTGTTTAGACTTGTTTTTTGGTTTGGCCCCCTTCTCGTCGGAGCAGCTCTGTACCCAGAGTGGCGCCCCGATAGGGTTCTTTACCCACTTCAACACTGTGTGTTCCCCTCTTCTTCTCTCAAACAGCACGCAGTCGTCACTGCATACTAGCACTCCCACCAAGGATCCATCGCTAGCAGTCATTCTCCCTACACGCTTGACGACTTCGCACCTCTGCTGTTCCTCACAGTGTTCAAGGGGGACTCTATGGTATACCTCCCCCTCGTAATCTTTATAAAACACCGCACCCAGGTTGAGGTAGATGCCAGATGTTGGGTTAGCGTGGCACTTAGTACAATCACCCTTGCGTGGCAGGTTTTTAAGCTCACATCCAACCGTGGCTATGCCTCTCCAGTGGGGTAAACGTAATGTACTCCCTTTCCTCAGTGGTGGGTGCATGGGTCCGAAGCTAGGTGTCCCACTTAGGTTGTAAGTTGGTTCGTAGCAACCAGGCGGAGGTCTTCGGTACATCCGCCAGAACATGTTCCCCTCAGCTTCCTCCTCATTATTATTTTTTTTCTTTGTGTTGTTGAGAATTTTAAACTCCATGTGCAATCACAACGGATATTCTTTATACTGGCTGTCACAGGGCATCCGCCGGCATCCTATCAGACTGTACAGGCAACAAGGTCCATCAAGACCTAGCTTTCACGATGGCAGCCCCCGCCACCGCTAACATTGCGTTGGGCACGCCCCCGTCCACAAGGCATCGCCAGTGGGTGATCCTTACCAGTGGCACCTTTGACGGCTGTGGTGTACTCACCACTTACGCATTGCAGCCTGCTCACCTGAGCAACCAGTCCACCATAACGGTTCGTCCTACTAACAGGAATGGCTACCTGTCGTCGGCCTTCACCTAGGTGGTCCCTAACACCAATTGGAATTTGGTATGTCCAATCGTATAGCAGCCTTGAGCTACTGCTGCTATAC